TATCGTAAATGCCTTCGGCTCCGAAGATAGGAAGCCAGTTTTCGTTAGGTATGACGGTCATGTTGATGAAACTTTCTGCCTTGAGGTTGAGGGTAATCATAATTTCATATTATCACAAAGCGGTGCGGTTGTCTCTAACTGTATCATAATTGATGACCCTCACAAGGCTGGTGAGGGAACCAGCGAAGTACAACGGCAAAACGTGATCGACTGGTTTCAGATGACCATGGAAAGCCGACGCAACACGCCGGACACGCCGATCATCGTAATCATGCAGCGGCTACATGAGGAAGACTTGAGTGGGTGGCTCCTAGCTGGCGGCAACGGCGAGGAATGGGAGCATCTCAAAATCCCGGCGCTGACCGAGGATGAACAATCATTCTGGCCTGAACAGTTTCCGATTGAAATGTTGCAACGCCAAGAACACGCCAGCAGATACGTATTTGCTGGGCAGTACATGCAAGATCCGGTGCCGCGCGGCGGGGCAATGTTCCAGCGCGATTGGTTCAGTATCGTGCCAGCAGCACCAGCCGGGTGCCGATGGGTACGGGGCTGGGATTTAGCCGGTTCAGAGGGCCGCGACAGCGCCTATACGGCGGGCATCCTGATGGGCCGGTCACATGATGGGCGTTACTTCATAGCAGACGCCACACGTGCTCAGGTAACGGGCGCGGGGGTTGAGCGGCTGATAGTCAACACGGCAGGGCAGGACGCGGCGGAGCACCCCGGCGTTCGCGGCTCAATACCTCAAGACCCCGGCAGCGCGGGCAAGTCATGGGCGCAGCACCTGATAAAGCAGATCGCGCCGCACAATTACCGGGCGTCGACGGAGACTGGCGAAAAGGCAACGCGGGCCGAGGGGCTATCTGCGCAGGCCGAGGGCGGCAATGTCTATCTGGTTAGCGGCGACTGGAACAAAGCGTTTCTTGACGAGATCACCACGTTTCCCGTCGGGAAGCGGAAAGACCAAGTGGACGCCGCGTCGCGCGCGTTTTCGGAATTGGCAGAGACACCACCGCAAACCGCAATGTTGCTAAAGAGTAGGCACAGATGATGAACTCCAAGGATATCATCGCCAACGCGACGCAACGCAGCTTGTCAAAAATGTTCCCGGGCTACTACGGCAGCGCCAAGCACGACCACTATGCAGACTACGGATATCCCACCACGCTGGTGTTTGAGCACTTCCACCGCATGTATAAACGCAACGGGCTTGCCAAAGCGGGCATCAACCAAACCGTTTTGAAAACATGGCAGGACAACCCGCAAATTTGGGAAACCAAAGAGGCGAATGAAACGCCTCTTGAAATGGAAATCCGGCAGCGGTTTGATGACTTGCGCATCTGGCAGCGCGTTGCGGATGCTGACCGCCGGTCACTGGTCGGCGGCTATTCCGGTATCATCCTGCGCCTCGCTGACAGCAAGCGGTTCAAAGAGCCTGTGGATCGCGTCGGGGGCGGCCTAGACGGCCTAGTCGAAATTATTCCGGCATGGGCTGGACAGCTTGAAGTTTCATCGTGGGATACCGACGAGCTTTCGGTGGACTACGGCCAGCCTAAGATGTTCAGCTTCAACGAGGCTGCGGTCGGCGACGACGTAAACAAGACCCGCTCCTTCGAAGTCCATCCTGACCGCGTTATCGTTTGGTCAGAAGACGGCACCGTTCATCCCGACAGCGCGCTTGAGGCAGGGTACAACGATCTGCTCGATCTGCAAAAAATCAGTGGCGCTGGCGGCGAGGGCTTTTGGAAAAACGCCAAGCGCGGCCTGACGTTTGAAATTGATAAAGAAGCCCAGTTGCAGGCAATGGCCGATTCAATGGGAGTCGATCTAACCGAGGTCGCCGATAAGATTGGCGAGACTGCGGACGAATTCAACAAAGGCTTTGACAGCTCCATGCTATTGCAGGGGATGAAGGTCAGCACTCTTGCCGTCACCCTGCCGTCGCCTGAACATTTCCACGCCGTTGCGCTGATGGGCTTTGCGGCATCCATCCCCATCCCCGCCAAGGTTCTGGTCGGATCTCAGACGGGCGAGCGCGCCAGCACCGAAGACAACAACACCTGGTCGAAAACAACATGGCACGCCGATCTGGCACGGTCATTCCCACACTGCACGTGTTCATCAATCGACTTGAGCAATTCGGCATTCTGCCCGAGCGCGACTGGCATATCGAATGGTCAGACCTGACCGAAAACACCCCGTCCGAAAAGGCCGATCTGGCCAACAAGATGGCGGACACTAACGCCAAGATGGCCGCCGAGCCGGTTTATACCGTCGGCGAAATCCGCATGGTCACGGGCCACGAAGGCGACGGCCCGGATCAAATTGAGGATGATGAGATATGAAGCAAGTGCGCGTAAATGTCACCACGGCGGCGAACATGGCCGCTATCCGCCATGAAAAGCGCAACGGGCGGGACGTTATCATTGTTCCGTCGGCAACGCTGCCCGACGGCATCATTATGAACAAAATCAAATATCCGGCTGATGAGATCGAAAAGGGGTTTATGACCCTAAACGATACGCTGGCCCCATTTGGACACCCAAGGGTCAACGGCGATTTTGTATCGGCCTCTCACCCGGACGGCCTCGCCATTTCCTACATCGGCGCGCACAATATCAACGTGCGCCGCGAGAATGGCCGCGTTCTGATCGACAAGATTATCGACGTGGAGGTCGCGAGCCAGAGCCCCAACGGCAAGGCAGTGATAGAGGCTATCAACGCAGGTAAGCCCGTCCACACGTCCACGGGCCTTCTGTGCAGCCTGGACAGCCCGGACGGGGAAGACCATGAACACATCGCCCGCAATATGTATTTCGACCACGACGCGATCCTCTTGAATGAGGAAGGCGCGGCCACCCCAGATCAGGGCGTTGGCATGATGGTGAATGCCAAGGGTGAGCATATCGACGTAATAAACTCGACGCTGGAAGACAGCGATCGGGAATTGGATTGGGCGGTTGACCACCTAGCCCGAGCGATGGAGCGGCGCGAACGTGTGCCGATGCTTAATCGAATGAAAACCGCACTACTAGAGGCGTTCTCGCCAGCGCGGGAACCACAACAACCCCATGAAAGGGATTTGAACATGGACAAGGAACAGTTCGACGCGCTGTCCGGCAAGGTGAACGCCCTGACCGAAACAGCAGTCACGAAAGAAGACCTGAAGAACGCAATGGCAGAGGCAATGAAGCCGCTGATCGACGCACAGGTCGAAATGACAGCCAACGCCAAGGCCAAGGATGAAGCCGAGCTTGCAGGCTATGTTGCCGCAATCGTCAAGGCCAACATTCTTGACGCTGAGTCCGCCGGTGAGCTGACAATTAACGCAGCCCGTAAGCTGGCCGAAAAAGCCAAGCCGGGAACTGCAACAAACCTCAACGCCGCGCTTGGTGACGCGCCCGCTGACGAGTTCGCGGACGTGGACCTCAACACAAACATGAAGGTGGCATAATCATGGCAGGCAACGTCATTTATCGCGGCCCGGTTAATTCCGAAGCTGAATCTGTTTCCGACAAAAAAGTCGCGGGGGCATACCTTCCGGGGATCTTGGTGACTGAGAGCGCCACAGAATTCACCATGGCAACAGCGGCAGACATTGAAGGCGATCTGCTCATTTTGTCGAACCGCAATTTCTTTGAGCAGTCTGTCGCAACGGCGTATGCCGATGAAGATACGGGCGTCGCTTATCGCCCTCGCGTCGGTGAGATCTACCAAGTGCGCCTTGCCAATGCGACGTACGCAAAAGGCGCGAACCTGACTATCGGCGCGGATGGCCGCCTCATCGCATCGGGCGTATCGGAGCGGGTTTTCGCAACCTTCGACGACGTGCCAGGCGCATATTCGGCAGGCACCCTTGCCGACGTTCGCATCGCCAACAACTTCGTCACAGCCGCATCGTAAGGAGCGCAAACAATGCTATTGTATACAAGTGAACAACAGCGTGCGGTTCTTGCGAACCGTCGCAACTGGAACGCCTCGCAGGTGGCGCTTGCCGCTTCTATTGGCAGTGATGCGATGGTCGGCAACGCCGCCCCGCTGCCCAAGGATGTCTGGGGCGCATGGGACCGCGAAGGGGTTGAGATTCAGCGTGACCTGCAGCCCGTGTTCAATGATCTGGCGGCAACGCTTTCGATGCCAATGGCAATCGGGAAGCTGGTCCACCACTTCCAGACGATCAGCGACAGCGGCAATGTCAACGTGTCTCTTGACGGCAGGTCCAAGGCGCGCACAGATCAGCCGGTCTATGCCTACCACGGAACGCCAATCCCGATCATTGACAGCTCGTTTAGCTACGGCTGGCGGCAGGTCGAGGCGGCTCGCACTGAGGGGTTCAATCTGGACGCCGCAGGTCGAGCCAACAGCCAGCGCAAGATTGCCGAAAAGGCCGAAAGCGCTGTTCTGAATGGCTACGCCGGAATCGAAGTTAACGGGGAGCAATCTTACGGACTGCGCACGCACCCCAAGCGCTCCACCCGCACGACTGCGCAGGCGCTTATCACGGCCACGGGTGCCGAGTGGGTTGCAAACGTCGTAGCAACTCTCAAGCTGCTGCACGCGAAGAACTTCAAGGTGCCCGCGACGCTCTATGTCAACTTTGATGATTGGTTCTACGCCAACTCGACGGACTTCAAAGCGAACGGCGACAAGACAATCGCCCAACGTGTTTTGGAAATTGCGAACCTCGGCCAGGTCATCCCTGCCGACAGCATCGCCGCTGGTGAGATCATCGCCGTTGTGAAGCGCCGTGAGGTCATTCAAGTGCTGAACAGTATGCCAATGACCACCCGCGCGCAGTTTCGCGCAAACCCCGAGGACGATTACAACTTTTCGGTGATGATGGCCGCTGCTGTTGAAATCAAGTTCGACGCAGAAGAAAACTGCGGCGTGGCGCACTCGACACTTGCCTAATCTTCTTG